GGGATTTACCTTTGGTGTCAAATAAACCACCACCATAATGATTACCTTTTTCACCTGCAAGTTTAATTGGCTTATTAGTTGGTTTACCACTTTGATCGCACGCCAAATAATCACCTTGTCTTCCATTCTTAACATATTCCATAGCCGATAAATTACTAGCCTTTTCTTTATTTTGGTCAATCATGCAATCTCTATCGCCATTTCTTTTAACAAATTTATCTGACATCTTGGTAAAGTTATTTGGTTCCGTTTCCAAAATATCCCTCAACACTATACCCCTGTCCTCTGGTTGCTTGATACCAGGTATATTTGTCCAATAGTATCTTTGTCTGGATTGTGCGCTCAGAAGCGAACTATTTATGAAAATAGGCTCAAACCTTACTTCACCTAAAACATTTAAGAATTGATTATCAACATCTGCTGGCTCATAACACTGAGACAACTGCTCAGTAATCACTTCTAAAAACTCTTTCTTCATTCTTACATTTTCAAGTAAAAAATATTTTGGCTTGATGGCTTTTAGCAATCGTATGAACTCAAAGAATAATGCAGATCTCGGATCGTCAAAGGCAAGCTGTTTACCTGCAAAAGAAAATCCTTGGCATGGTGAGCCAGCTTGTATTAGGTCTACATCTTTGTAGTCTTTTGCATCTAAATCACATATATCCCCGACTTGCACCGTGTTTGGATAGTTAGCCTGTGTGACCTTTATGGCATATTTATCGATCTCACTTGCGTAATACTTCTCTACAGGTATGCCTAATTGATCTAATGCAATCTGCCCACAACTCATACCATCGAATAAACTTAATACTTTCATGTCTTGTTATTATACTCCTGGATCAAAACCTCAGCGCGTCGATTTACCTCATCTGTCATCTCGTGCAACGTATCGATCCTTTTTTGTAGATCCTCTCGCTCCACTGGATTAGTAACTTGTGGTAGCTGATCCTCTAAATCTTCAATCTGCTGCGAGCACACAATCCGTAAATGTCGTGCTACACCCTCAATCTCGTCTTTTATGTTCATGGCTTTTTGCCTCCCTCTCAAATAATTTTTCAGCTTGTTTTTGCAACGATCTCTCAACGCATCTATCGATTAAGTTCCAAAACCAGCTCCACATTTGCTAGTGCACCACCCTTATCGTTGCGTCGTCTTTATAAACCACGCCAACCTTGCGGCCATTCATTCCCTCAATCTCTTGCCACAACTTAAGATCCTCTGGCGCCATATCAGCTATGGCTATCTGATTGTATGGCTTGTCGTGTTTATTAGACAAGTAGCGGATAAAAATTTCTTTTAACATCGGATACAAAGTATCTTTAATATGTTTTGGTTTACTCATTGTTCTATCTCCGCCAGCGACTTGTGACATTCCACAATCATTGCTTTCATCAACTCACCTGTGCCAACACCGTAATGTTTTTTCAGCGCGGTTAATTTTTTCTTAGTGTCTGGATCAATTCTAAACTGAATCCCAGATGTGTTTGCTTTTTTTCTTTCTATCGGTAGTTTCATAATTTTCCTTAAAATTTACTTACAAAAAAGAATATACTAAATTTTACAAATAGTTGCAAATTTCTGCTCATTTGTTATTATTGTATCGTGAGTAACAAATTTTTTATGGAGGGACTGCGAAAAAAATGAATTTAGCAAAAGCAAAAAACTTTATTAAAGAGCTGCATGAAAATGACCTAATGTTTCATTTTGATGATGGCGCTGTTGAGAGTTTATATAAAAACGATGTAGTTACGCTTGAAAAAGCAAACGAGATAGATTCTACACTTGATGACATCTACGAAGCCGATCTCGATTGGGGAGAACATAAATGCCCTATTGGCTATGCTATTTATTTGGAGGGACTATGAGAAACGAACTCAAAGCAAAGATGGTTGTTAATAAAAGAATTGAGTCAGTATTACAAAGTGATGGCTACAAACTTTATCCGACATCTTTTTGGATCAAACTTGACGGCGTGGTTGACGACCACATGGCACTGGTTGGAAAAGACGGCAAAGGCAATATGGCAGAGCTGTATTTTACCCACTTTTATCCTGCTCTCGTCAAAGGTTTTGGTGACACACCATTTGAAGCAGTCATGGACGCCATTCGCCAAGTGCACCTAAACGACGACATCGACCTAGATAAGTGCGGTTTTTATTCTGGCAATAAGGAGGCAGTATGAAAAAATGGTGGGTTTACATAAACGGCTATAGGGTTGTTGAGACCAAGTCTATTGGATATAAGTGGGTGCGTTATAGAACATCTGAAAACTCTCTTTTTAGAAGAATCAAAAGAAGCGAGTGGGACAAGGCGTGCATTAGACCTTTAGAAGAACAACAACACAGAACGCATATTTACAATCTAGCTAATAAGTTAAATATATCTAATGTAAAAAAATCAAGGAAAAAATTTGGTTGGTCTTACAAGACTTTTACAGAATTAGAATCTGAGGTAATTGATAAGGAGGCAATATGATTGAACCAAGAAAACAAGTAAATCATATCTACGGCTATATCAGAGTATCGTCTGAGCAACA